CTTTACTAGAAGTTGTTCCTTTTTTACCTAATTGATTATTAGGCATTTGAAACATAGGTCTTACATCAAATTTAAATTCTTGATTTGAGTTTTTCTTTAAAACCCCTGAAACATTCCAATGTTCTGTATTTTTTTGTGTCTCTGTTGGCCAGAGTATATTATCTAAATGAATAGAAAACTTTGTCTCTATATTCAATTATAATATAAGTTCAGTTAGATTTTTATTATTGCCAATTGTGCCTTTTATAAAAACATTAAAAGCTAAACTTATTCTAGTATTATCTCCTTCTTTAGTTTCAACCATGTGAGTTAATGATGATGGAAATAATATTACATCTCCAGTCTTTACAGAAAACCACCAAGTTTCTGAATTATATAAATTCCAATCTTTAATTTCTGGTTTAATGGTTTTATAATTATCATTAAAAAATTTAATTTTATCTAATTCTTCATGACAGTTAATATAGAATACTCCAGATACTAATGAATTTGGGTGTGCATGTTTATGATGAAATTGATTTGTTTCAGTATAGTTTAACCAAGATTGTGTAATGTAAGGTGTTACAGCATCTGTAGTTGATAATACTTTATTAAAATAATCTTGAACTCTTAAATCTAAATCTTTTTTAATGTTAGTAAAAGGTTTTTCATTAAGAATATAATTATTGTTTGATGTAATGTTTCCATCATTTTTGTAAAAATCCTTTTTATTTTTATCTACAAATTTTAATTCTAAAGGAGTTAATGTCCTATTTAATTTAGATATATAAACAGGTGTTGGAAATATACTATTAATAGTAGATTCAATCATTTTTATTCCTAATAATGTTTAAATATTCTTTATGATTTATATTATTATTATCATATTTAAAAATTTCTTTAATTTTTTTATCTACATATTTTATGTGATTGACATTAAAATAATTTAAAGTTTTATTAATATTATCAATGTTTATTAAATTCAATCCATATAAAATATGAATCCAATTAGATTCATAAAATAAAAGATAATTAGATTGTAAAAAATCTTCTTTTATAGGTAATCTAGTTTTCCATTTTTCTAAATTATTTTTTAATGTATCTGGTATTTCTAACTGTTTTATATCTTTCCAAAAATTAGTATTTGTTTTTTTTGTTTTGTAATGAAGAATAATAAAATCTCTTATATTATCCATAATGCTTTCAATTTGTTTATTATAAAAATCTATATTTTTATTATTATAAAATGGTAAACAGTGCATTAATAAAAATGCTTGTTGTATTGATGTTCCAATAGATGTTGCCTCTAATGGTTCTACAAAATTAGCAGACAAACCTATTGCCACACAATTATTTATCCAAACTTTATCTAAACAACCAGCTTCAAACTTAATGTGCTTTGCTATATTAATTTTTTTACAATATAATTTTTCTACTTCTTCTTGTGCTTTATCTACATTTATATAATTGCTATCAAATATATAACCATTTCCTTGTCTGCCATAAGTTGGAATTTGAAATAACCAACCATAATCCATAGCTTGTGCTGTAGTATATATATTATAATTATCTGTATCTTCTGTTGGAAAAGCAATAGCTTCATTCATTTTTAAATATTTTTTATAAGAAATCCATTTTGCACCAAGTTTAGAAATAAGCAGTTTTTTAAATCCAGTGCAATCAATAAAAAAGTCTGAAGTATAATTTTTTTTTATACCATTCAGTTTAAATATTTCGTTATTTTTTATTTCAACATTTGTAATCTCATCTTCAATTACAACTATTCCTTTTTCTATACTTTTTTTATTTAAAAAATTATTAAGTTTAAAAGTATTAAAATGATATTGATTTGTTGGTATTAAATTATTAGATAAAAATTTTTTTGATACTTTGTTTTCCCAAAGTAAAGAATTGTTTAATTGTTTTTGTTTAGGATTAAAAGACAATAATCTTTTATATCCTATTAATGTTTGTGCAAATTTTAAATTTAATAAATCATCATTGACGCTGTGCAAATAATCTTCATTATTCCAGTTTTTAAACATAACACCAGATTTTAAAGTAGCGTCTGTTTCTTTAATTAATTCATATTCATTTATATTTGTAAAAATTAAAAACTGTTTCCAATGTTCGGTTGATCCTTCACCAACACCGATAATTCCTATTTTATCTGATTTTATTATTTTTACATTTATGCTATTAAAACGTGATTTAAGTATAAGTGCAGAAATATAACCAGCCGTTCCTCCCCCCACTATAGTTATAGTTTTCATTTATAATAACTAAATATATATATATAGTTTATTAATATTATATTAGTAGTTGATTCTATCATTCTAACTCTTAATAGACTATTTTAAGGTGTTTGTAAAATCCAATTTAAATTTTCTTCATTCCAAGAATATCTTTGTCCATCTGTTGGCATAGGTATAGGCGCATCCCAATTACAAGTAGATTCATTTAATATCCAACTATTGTAAGGTTTAGGTGATATGAAAGCATCTTTATTTTCATCGTAAGTGTAACCTATTCCTGCGTGATTTTTTCTAAAAGGATTTCCACCTAATGAATGAACTCCACCATGAGTGTTATAAGATGTTTGTTTCCAAATAGTATTTGATTCATTATATAATGTTTTTAAAAATTGTATTCCTAATTGTTCTTGTTCTATATTATTTGAATCTTTTAATACTTCATTAACAACAGAGACAACTGTTATTACAATATTTTCTGAATTTAATTTTGCGAATGATGCCATTATGCTGTGTAACTCCCTGATCCGTTAAATTGCATTATTGTATTAGCACCACTTGTTGTAACAGTTGGTGAACCAGTTGTAGTTGATGAATAATTAGCAGTTGGTACACTTAATATAACAACTCCTTTTCCTCCTGATGCTCCAGGAACTGGACCTGATCCATAATCACCACTTCCTCCACCTCCTCCTCCAGTATTTGCTGTTCCTGATGTCCCAGCTTGTTGCGGACTTGTTGCTGAAGAATTACCAGCACCTCCTCCACCTGTTCCTCCTGTACCTGCTGGTGAAGCACCATTTCCACCACCCCCTCCTCCACCTGCTCTTGTAACAGATGAGCCAGTTATTGAAGAAGCTGTACCATTACCACCATTTTGATTTGTCGCTGTTGCTCCTGCTCCACCTCCGCCTCCACCTGTAACTGAATCTGGTGCATTTGCACCATTATTACCTTGACTAGGTGATGTGCTTGGAGTGTTTCCTGAACCACCATTAGCCGCAGGTTGTGAACCTCCCCCTCCTCCTGAACCACCTGCTAAACCAACTGCACCTCCCTTTCCTCCTCCTCCTCCTCCAGCAGAAGTTATTGTTGTTAATCCCGAACCAGATATTGATGAATCAGAACCAGAACCCACACTTGGAGTATTAACTGTTCCTACTCCACCATCTCCTACTGTTACTGTAATTGCTGTTCCTATATATACTGATTGAGTAGATGTTCTATAACCTCCAGCACCACCACCTCCTCCCTGATGACCAGAACAACCTCCACCACCAGCTATAACTAAAAAATCTATTGAATAAGGTACTGGCTGACCTGGCCAGATATCATTTTTTCTAGCATTAAATTGATCTTGTAATCTCCAAACTCCTACTGCTGCAGAAGTTGTTGGAGTATTTACTTTTCCAATTATACCACCATTACGTTTAGCCATTAATTAACTCCCAATTTAAAATTTCTTCGTTCCAAGTATATTTATTATCATTTATTGGCATAGCAACTGGTGCTTCCCATAAACAAGTTTGTTCATTTAATACCCAACTATTGTATGGTTTTTTAGGAATGAAAGCATCTCTATCTTCATCATAAGTATAACCAATTCCTGCATGATTTTTTCTTAAAGGTGTTCCACCATTATTATGTACTCCACCATGAGTATTATAAGATGTTTGTTTCCATACTGGATAACCTGTAAGTTTAGTTAAGAAATCAATTCCATTAACTTCTTGTTCAACTCCGTTAGAATCTTTTAATACGTTATTATGTACTGAAAGAACTTCTATTACTTTTGAATTTAATCCTATTTTTGCGAATGATGCCATTATGCTGTGTAACTCCCAGTACCTGTAAATGTTAAAACTGTTTTTCCTGAAACTCCTGTAGCAACAGTTGGAGAACCAGTTGTAGTTCCTGAATAATTTGCGTCAGGCATACTTAATATAACAACTCCTTTTCCTCCAGATGCCACTGGTGAAACAGCTGAACCACTATAATCTGATCCTCCACCACCACCACCTCCTAAATTTGCTGTACCACTTGTTCCAGCAAGTTGTGTTCCTGGAAGACCACCAGCTCCATTACCTCCTCCTCCAGTTCCTCCTGTACTAGCTGAACCACCACTTCCACTTCCACCACCTCCTCCACCAGCATAAGTAACTG